TTACTGCCATAATGATTCTCCTTAAATGAAATATTTGCACATCATCCAAACAGGCATCTTCTTTTTCTTTTTTATCGGTGGTACGTCACCGCCAGACAAGAAAAGGAAAATCAACAAAGCGTTGTTTAAATTGGCTTCACTTCCGAAAGAGAGAAGTGTGGAACTAGGGTTGTCGTAGGACTCTTCGTTGTACCATGCACCTGGTTTATCCGAAGCGTGGGTGTTAAAATACTCAAGATAAGTGTTTGCGCATGAAATTCGATAGGAAAGGGAGGAATCACTGATTCCCTCCCACCCACGCATGAACGCTTCGGTCAACATGGAAAGATCTGTACTTGTACTGGACAAGAACGCCGACAAGTTGTCAAAGTTTGCGGCAACACCGGACTGATACCAGATATTTTCATAGATGAAATACGCAAGCTGACCATTTCCGTCGTTTGAAGCGTATCCATTTTCCTGTAACCAGTTAAGCAACTGTGTGCGTCTGTTCGTCTCGGAGTTGTCTGTCCATTGTCCTAATCCAAAACCTTGCTTATATACTAGTTCCCACTGTCCGGGGTTCAGTGTACTTTCCTGCATCCAGTTACCGCAGATTGCTGCGGCAACATAAGCAGATGCACCAACGCCGG